TGGTTTTGGAATTAAAGAGCTAGTTATTTTTTTTAACATTTTTAAAATTGGTAAGGAAAAAATAGCAGCATCTCTTAATCCAAAAACAATATCTCCACCGGTTGGATCTCGTTCCCACATTCCAACATCTTTTAAAAAGGCTTTTTTATCTTCCGGTTCTAATCCATCTAATATAACCCCTTTAATATGTTCTGTAAGCATTTTTTTCTGTTCAATTAATTTTTTTCTATATTCTTCTCTTTCTTTTTCAATATCAACTCTATCTTTTTCATCTTCAATTTTTGCTTGTTCTAGTCCTTCTAGTCTTGTTTTTTCTTGATCAATATTTTTAGTTGGTATATTATAACCTCCTTCTAATAAATCGTATTTAGTATTATTTTCATAACCTCCTCTATTTTTTGTAGTTCCATATTTCATTTCAATTTGTAAATTTGAGTTATTATAAATATTATCAGCTTTTCTACGGTATAGTTGATTTAATCTATTATTAATTGACATATATAATAAATAATAGATTAAATTAAATTAATATTTTAGATTATTTTCTTTAATATATTTACTAGCTTGCCCTAAAGTTAAATTCTTTTCTTTCATTAATTTAGAACATAATGCACCTCTTGCTTTTGCTTTCGAATTAGAATTAGCTTTTTTTTTCCCCATTCCCGACATATCAGACCCTTTAAGAACGGGTTGATATTTAATTCCGCCTAATAATTCTTCCACTCTATTTTTATTTTTTAATTCTTTACCTAAACCTTCAATTTTTTTAGGCTTTGTTTTAGTTTCTTTTTTAGTTTCTTTTTTAGTTTCTTTTTTAGTTTCTTTTTTTATTTCTTTTTCTGTTGGTGAATTAGTATTTAAAATTTCACAATTACAACCACCTTTTGTTCCTTTTCCTCTTAAAATATCAAGTGAAAAAGGAACATAAGGTGCTTTATCTAAATAATTAACTTGTGCTTGAATTTCTTTTTTATATCTATTGCTTATATCTTTACCATAATTTGTATTATACATATAATTAAATTTAGATAAAAATATTTAAAGATTTTCAATTTTATTAGACACTTTCTTAATTTCTCCACTAGATATTTTTTTAAGGGTATTACTTAATATTTTTTTAATTTTTTTCCTTTGCTCATCTGTTAATTTTCCGGTTGTTTCTTCTATTTCTTTTTCTACTTCACTTTCAACTAAATTAAAATCAATAACTATTTTTTTTCCGTTTTCATCTTCTAAATAACATTTTGATTTTCTTATTTTTTTAATTAATTTCCAAGCTAATAATAAACCAGATACACAACAAGAAATAATAACTGCTATAACTTCACCTTCCATATATAATATAATAAAGATTAAATAATTTTTATTATATGTACATATCAAAATGCTTTCATAATTCTTAAATTAATTTATTCAAGATGATTTGACATTCTACCGTAAGCCATACCTGAGCCAGTCTGACCATATCCAAATGCTCCCATTACTTTACCAGCCAGTTGGGCACGTGAATCATTATGCCCTCGTAATCCTTTAGCTCCTTGTTTTAATCCCATTTCTAAAAGCTTGGGTGCGTGTTTCATTACTTGGCCTTTCAACATATCAAATGCCCCGGGAAAGAATCCGCCAGTCATTCTTCTCATTTCTGTATAAGTTGATTTATTTGAGCTTTCGGAAGCATCTAAAACATCTTTCTTACTTAAAAGAGCGGTATACACACTGGAACTCCCACGTTCGCAAACAAATAAGCCACTGTTCATAGTAATAGTAACTAGCTCGTAATTATTTGGGTCAGGTATTGGGTCTCCAGTGTTATTTTGTACTTGAACACTATATTGCAATTGGAATTGACCTAAACTAGAAGGTGCATAGTAAGGTTCCGAGATTGGAATATCTTTAGCAAAATCTAATACTAAATAAGAACCTGAAGTGGGAATACTAGTGGGACTACCTCCAACATAGGAATTAGCTTTACCTGAAAATTCTTGCCAGGTTTGATTGCTTCCTGATTTAGTTGACATTTTCCATAGGTCAATATCTGAGGCAGAACTCAAGAGACCTGAAACATTATTAAAATTAATTGAAATGCCTTTAATTGGTAAAGAATGATCAGTTGTTGTGAAATCTGAACCAGACTCTTTACGACGAAGGAAAATAATTAATTTATCAGGAATTTGATTAAGTTGTAAACTTTGAGATTCAACTTTTCTTACACCATCAACAGGAAGATTTGTTAATTCAGAGGCATCCTTCACATATCTAGGTAATTCATAATAAGGCACTACGTTTTTTGGAGGTAAAAGCACTGAAGGAGGCGCTGTTAAGAAAGTAAAATGAAGTTTTGAACTAGTGGGAGCATCAACTAGAGAAATTACAGTGCCATTAGTGCTATTATCAACACCTCTCACACACCTTTGAACGTCACCAATATTAAAGATAAAATTTAAATTTTGAATACCGTAGAAACCTTGAGCATTTTTCATTGGGTCAGAAAATAAAAAGGGGCTCATTAAAATTGGCTCATATGAAGTAAAAGTAATATCAACATTTTTTTCTGTTACGCCATCGCCTACAGTATTGCCGATTGTTTCTAGTTGAAAACTGCCTCTAGGCATTAAATCATTATCTGAAGTATTATTATAACTCCCATTTGGGTTGTTATTAGTATCTTTCGCATCCTCATATTTTTGATAGGTGTCGTATGCTACAGGAGAACTCCCATTATATCTTGATAAAAATCTTTTATCGTGCATACGAAGTAAGACAGGCAATATATCCCGAATATTAACAGATACGGAATTATTATTAATTGTTGCAGTCATTGTAGTGAAGGACTGATGTATGGGAAAGGGTGCAAGAGCATTGCCGTTGCCATAATCAAATAAATATTCTCCATTATTTGGAATACCAACCATCCGGATTTTATAAGTAGATTCTAATATTACTTCACGATCTATAATAGTCATTTCAGATGGAACCTGTACATTAAAGGTCATTTGGGAGGCACTTGCAGAAACTGAATTAAATGTTGCTTCAACTTTTGATTGGGCACCTTTCATAACAGCGAAGTCCACATCTGATCTAACATCTAATCTATCATCTAAGATGCATACTTTTCGAAAATCTTGAGACATATGTATATAAACAAATAAAGAAAATAAATTTTATTATTTCCTTTAAAGATTTTTTAAAAATTAAACTTAAACTAAACTAAACTTAAACTAAAGATTTTCTATATTTTTATCAGGATGAGTAAAATTTTTTTTTCTAAACATAATCTTCATACTAGCCGAGCATCCATTGCCCAATTTAAACAGATGAAGTCCACCATAAATATCTTTCCAAAAACACTGAATTTGAATACCTTTGACAGGATTTTGTCCGACTAGATCAATTAATCTATACTCAGCGGTGGGACTATAGGTTATGCTTGGTTTGGTCTCACTCCCTTTTGAGAGGGGAACGATTAAATCGGTTAAAGTGTTTGAAATTTGGGAATTATTACCTCCTAAATTTGTAGGGTCTATTTCTGAATTAAATATTATTGCTTGTGAATTCTGTTCCGGAATAATTGGAACAAGAGAAGCACTAAAAACAATTGCTGATACCGGATTCCAGAGTGGAGTAGTTGGATATTCTGCATAAGATTGTAAATAATTTGTACCTCCAACATTATAAATATTACCCCCATTAATATTTCTTAATGTTAATAAAAAGTTTTTTCCATTTGTTGTATCTCCTTTTTTTTGATTTTTAGCTTCTAAAGAACTTAACAAAGTATATAAAGAACCATTCAAATAAATTTCAATTCTATTTGTAGTTGCTTCGTCAAAAATATCAACTTCACCATTTAATATTATATCTGAAGTAGTAGGATTAATTTCAAAAAACGGAGGAGTTGTTCCAATTGGTACTGCTGCTTCATTTTCTTTTAAATTTGATAGTGCAGTAGATAAACCAGCATTTATAATTTTAATAAAATGTTGAAAGTTATTCACATAATAATATTCAGAAGCTAAATCTTGTGTTTGTGTCGGAGGATGTGGCTCTGGTTCAAATGGATTTTGAGATTCAAAAATTAAAAATGTTTGTGTTGACTCTACACCTGTTCCAGTCCATTTCATAGTTATTGAATAAGATAAAACATTAGGATCTATTTGATTTAATTTAACCTGAGGTATAAATAGCGGAAGCGTTGGAGTTGAGACATTAAAACGCACAACGGAAAGATAATAATTTTCAGCACAGCTTATAATTGCAGAATTTCTTACTTCATTAAAAATTAATGATTTTGGTTGACCATTTCCGGTGGTGTCGTTATTGATAGCATTTAATTCAAAATATGTGTGTGAAGGCTCTAACATATAATTAGAATTAAGAGGTCTTATATTTTGTGTATTTGCCGGGAATCTATCCATATATAAAAGAAAAGATAATAAAAATTTAAAGTATTTATATTTTATTATCTATTATTATTTAAAATCTAATTTTACAATATATATAAATATCTAATATCTTAATGTTTTCTAGATAATTACTAGATTTTGAGAGGATTTATTACCGGATATTTACAAGATATGAAATATATAGTAAAAATACCGGTATTTTTACTATATATTAATATTAATCGTTAAAAGAAATAAATATCTAATAAATATCTAGTAATTTATAAGATTTTTACCATAATAAATATCTTATAAATTACCATAAAATATTTATACTTAAATTATTAGGTGATATTTTATTTTTTTTCCATTCGCCTTTAATATTTAATGCTCTTTTTTTATATAATCTTCTTCTTTCTTTTGCTGTGCCTTCTGGTTCTTTACCTTTTATTTCAAAAAAATTATAAATAATAAAATCATTATTTAAACTACTACCAAAATCAACACCGTCATAATTTAATTTTTTTAATTTTTGATTACTAAAATTAAGTTTATTAGGATTTAATCCATATTTTTTAGCTTTATATCTAGCTAGTTTTAAATAAATAGATTCAGGAAAACCTATTTTATTTAATGTTTTTTTAAATTGTGATTTTTTATCTTTATCTTTACCTTTACCTAAAATTATTTTATATTTATTATCTATTAATTTAATTATATATGACATATTAATTAAATTTATATAAAAAAAATATTATTATATATATTAATACAAATATGAGTTGGAATTTAAGCTTAAGAATACAAGATTTAGTTAATGATTGTGCTAAAAATCCTCTAGAAAATAATTTAGATGCTTCATCAAACAGAATAATTAATCTAGAAGATCCAATTAATGCTCAGGATGCAGTAACTAAAAGCTTTATAAATAATAGTGGTTATGTTAAAAATCCTCTAGAAAATAATTTAGATGGTGGAGGGTATTTAATCACAAATGTTAATAATCCAATTAATCCACAGGATGTGGCAACTAAAAATTTTGTAGATAATTTAAGTCCTCCTAATCTTTTTCAAGTTTTAGCTACTGGTGATGATGCCCAAAATGAATCAATTACAAATTTAACTAGCTTGAGTACAGATGAAATAGTACTTAATAAATTTATTAGAATGAGAACTTATAATTGGACAGGAGCTTTAGCATTACCTCGTCAACCTTGGACACCTGCATATGGCAATTCTATAACACTAGATAATGCTTCTATTTTTGGGACTGATTATTATTTAGAATTACCTAATGATCCTTTTTATTATGGTTCAGTATTTTTTTTAAAAAATAATGTTTCAGGAATCGGGAGGCCAGCCTTCCATATTATTCAAGGTGTTGCTGGCCCAACAATAGTAACATTAGGGCCCATTGGTAGTGGAAATTTTCAAGGTGTTACTTTAGTTTTGGCTGATAATGGACAATATACAATTATATCAAATTTACAAGCTTAAATTTATTTTTTATAAAGTGTAGGGTTTCTAAACTATACATTCAACCCTACATTATAAAAAAATGCAAGTGATAAGTATTATTATTTATATTATTATTATTATATATATAAATTGTAAGAGATAACTAATAATAATAATAATAATAATAATAAATATAATCTATAAGCTATCTATAGTGTATAGTATGTAGGGTATGTAGGGTTTGACTAATTTTAATTCAAATTAAAAAAAAACTTAATAAATTCTTTTCTTTTTTTATATATATAGAACTCAAAAAATAACCCTTCATCTATACATACCCTACATTTTCTAATTAATATTATTCGTTTAGTAAAAATAAAATATCTTTAGTATATTATATGAGAACTTATAAAGATGAATTATTCAAAGAATATTTAATTTTACAAATTAAAGATTATAAAGAAAAAATATTAAATAAAAATGATATATATTATTCTTATTATAATAAAGAATATCTAAAATATAAAGAATTATATGATAAATTTTTTAAATAAATAAGCGAATTTATCTTCTATTAATTTTTGTTTACAATATGGACAAACAACATTTTTACTTTTTTTTATCCATTCTTTAATTCCTTCATATTTAAATTTATGGTTACATTTACTTTTAAATATTAAGTCACCTTTTTTAAATTGTTCTATTAAAATAGGACATTCATAATTTTCATCTACTGACTGTTTATAAAAAAAATCACTTTTTAAATTTTTAATTATATCTTTTTTTTGTTTATTATATTCTATTAATTTTTCATTATGTTTATTAATTATTTCTTTTGAACCAGTATCTAAAGGAATATCAATTTTTTGATTTTTTAATATTATTAAATTATCTTGAATATATTTTATTTGAGAATTTATATTATTTAATTCATTATGTGCAATTTCTATTGATTGAATACAAACTGATTTTTTAATATTATGTGAGCAAATTATAGTTTTTACTAATTCTTTTATTAATTTTTCACTTTGTTTAAAATAGTTATTAATTAGTTTTTTTGAAGGTTGAAAATGTTTTTTTATATCTTTTATTATTTGTTTAATTTGTAATATTTGAAAATTTATATTTTCTAATTGTTGAAAATCATTCATATTAAACTTATCGATATTTTATTATTTAATTCACTATAATAATCTAAAACTTCTTTTATTAATTTTTTATATTCATTTCTTTCTTTTCTTTCTGTATAAATTCTTTCTTGCCATCTTTGTAAAATTAATTCAGTTGGTATATGTTTATCTTCTATTTCAAAATCCAATTCTTCTAAATATTTAAATTTAACTAGTTTATAAAAGTTTTCTTTTTTTATTATATAAAATAAAATACTATCTTCTTTTTTAAAAAATAATAAATATACTTCGTCATTTTCTATAATTTCTTTGTTAGTTATAGGACAAATTATATTTTTTAATCCTTTATAAATTAAAACTTTATCTTCCAATATTAATTTATTATATTCTTTTTCTTCTATTGCTTTTTCGTAAAATTTTACTAATTTAATTAGGTCATAATAAAATTCAGACTTTAAATTTATATCTGTATCTGTATTATTTATTTTATTAATAAATTCATAATTCTTATCTTTATTTTCTACTCTTTCTTTTAATAATTCAATATTTTCTTTTATTAAATAATAACTTTTAGGACACAAATTTTTATAGCTATCAGGAATTAAGAAATTTAAACAGATTTCATTATTATAATCTTTCATATAAGTAAAGTTAGATTTTTATTTTAATCACTTAAACTTATTATTATAGAAATTATTTTATCATTTGATTTATCAGGCAATAAATCTTTTTTAATTTCCTTAAAAAAAGTATGAAATTGTGAAAGATTTAAATTCCCGTTTTTATTAGTTAATATTCTAAAAATACACCACCTCCCACAGGTTGCAATATGTGGATTTTCTGCCTGATATTTAACTTTATTAACTACAACTTTTTTACCTTCTAAAAGATTAGTTAAATAAGGTATAAATTGATCTAATTCTTTTCTAATACCTAAATCTACCCAATTTAATGGATCGTCAATTTTACCACCATAAGAGTCAAAATATTCATATTGGTCATTATATCTTAAAACTGCAACCCAATGACCAATATTAGGCGATTGTTCATATAATAAAATACAATAAGTTTTATTTTCTGGTAATAATTCTTCAATAGTATTATATTTAGATAAATTAGAATACTTTAAAATTGGTACAGTTGGAAGATATTTTTTAATTTCGTCATCTCCTAAAGGGTCTTTTTCTATTTGTTCTATTTTATTATTTATTGACATATAAAATAAAATAGATAAAAATAATAAAATTAATCAAATTAATCAAATCTAACTTTTATATTTTCATATAATTTATAAATTCCGCTTCCTTCTTTCTTTTCTGGATCTTTAATATATTCTTTTTGTGTTTTTAAAGAATGAGCCATATTTTCAGCTGATTTTTTTTGTTCTTTTAATTTATCTCCGTATTTATCGGTTAAATAAATATGTCGTAATAAAGAAGAGCCTATTTTTTTATCAAACACTGAATTTAAAATCCTAGTTATTGAGTTAACTTTATCTAAAGCATTACCTTCATAATCTCTTAGAAATATTTCTGGTTTTGATTTTGGTTGGCCTATTTGCTTATAATATAATTTAAGAATAGGTTTTAATTCTTCAGAAATAGTTATTTTTTGAGTGCCATATTTTTTATCGGTTTTATAGCGATTAAATACAAAATTAGTATTTGTTATATAATTTTGATTATCAGGAAAACTACTCTTAAAATTTTTTACTTTATATAATATTTGATAATCTAAATTTCTTCGTGGCTCTTGATATATATATAAAGATGTTATTACTAAATTTAAAAGGTCTTCATATTGTTTTCTGTGCAATTTACCTGTTTTATTATAACTATAAACTTTTTCTTTTAATTTTTCAAATTTTTCTTTAACTTCATCCCAACTTAACCAATTTTTGCTTTGAGTTTCTGATAATTTACTAGTGTCTTCTTTTTTAATTTTTTGTGATATATTTATCATTTGATCGTAATAATATTTAAATAAAGGAGATTTAGGATCTGTATATTTTAAAACTGAAACTATTGATATTAAATAACTTCTTTTTGTATTAGGTTTATACTTTTCTAATTTTTCTAAAATTTCTTCTTTATTTTCTAAAAATTTAAAATCTTCAAAATCTTTATTATTATTTAGTCTTCTTAAGTTTTTTATATAATTAGAAATAGAAGAACTAGATAAACCGCTACTTTTTAATTTTTCAGATAATTCAATGATTTTTACCATATATTTAACTAAAGATTTTTTTTTTTAAAATCTTTATTTAAATTATTAATTAATTAATCAATTTTAAAATTAGGAGATAAATACCCTCTATTTTTTAAATCAATTAATCCTTGATTAGTCAAATTATTAAGAGCTTTAGTTCCCTTTTCTTTTTTAACTTTATCAGGTTGAGCGAATTTAGATTCTTTTTGTTTTCTTATCTTGACACCTTCTTTTAATTTTTTTTCTCTGGTTTTAATTTTATTTTTTTGTTGTGCAGGTGTTAATGATTCAAATTTATCTCTTTCAAACTCTTCTTTTAATAAATTTTGAAATTCTTTAGGAGTAAAAAATTTATCTCCTACTTTAATTTTTCTATTATTTTCACTTTCTTTAACCATATTCTTAATTTTTTCTATTTGTTGTTTTAGAGTTTCTTTTTTTACTGGTAATTCAGCCTTAAAATTATCTTCTCTTTCTTCTTTTCTTTTAGATACTTTAGCTTTTGGTATGTCATCTTTATTTTTATATTGTTTTATTTCATCCTCAACTATTAATTTAATATCTTTACTTGATAAATCAGAATTTTGGTTTCTTAATTGTTGGCTTTTTCTACTTTTATATCTTTGAAGTTGTTTTTGAAATTCTGCCTTTTCTTTTCTTTTTTGTTTTAATTCTCGTCTTTCTACTGGTTTTAATAATTTTTCTTTCTTTTCCTCTTCTCTAATTTTAGATTCTTTCTTTTTTGTTCTCACCATATCATATAAACCTCTTACTAAAGCACCAGATAATAAAAGTTTTTCTTTATTTTCTAATAAAATTTTGATTAAATCCCCTTTTTTAGAACTTAATTTTACTTTAATATTATGAAACCTAATAAGGCTTGTTAATTCATTCTTCTTTAATTTATTAAGATTCTTAAAAATAAACTCTTTTTTATCTTTTTCTGATTCTTCATTATCACCGCCTAATAAAGAATAATATTTATTTATAATTTCAGGAGTTCTAAAAATAAAGTTTCTATATCTTTTAAGTTTTAAAGTTTCAACTAATACCATTTTTGAAGAAGATAAAACACCCGATATATTATGATATCTGAAAATATCTTTTAAATTTTCAACTGTTAAGAATTGTAGATTATTTAATATATGATTTTTCTTTTTCTTTAAAATTGCTCTTTCGTCTAGTTCTGGTTTTATTTCTTCTTTTATTTCTGGCTCTGTTTCTGGTTCTGTTTCTGGTTCTGTTTCTGGTTCTGGTGTTTTATGTAATTCTATTAATTTATCAATAATTTTTTGATATTTATCTCTTTTTTTATCAGATGTAATTCTATTTTTTTTAAGTTCTACATATTCTATTATATCATTAATAGTTTCAAAAATAGTATTTTTTAATTTACAAGGTAATTCTAATTTAGATGGGTTAGACCATTTGCATTTTTCTAAATCTATTTTGGTAATTTTTTTAAATTCTTTTTCTTCTTCGTTTAATTCATATTCATTGATTTGATTATCACCAAAACTAATGCCCTTTTTTTTAAGTTTTTGTGTTGATTTTTCTAAATTTTTTATAAATTTATTTATTTTAATTATATCTTTTTGTATATTATCACTTAATATTTTAGTTCCAAAATTTTTCATAATATCTGATTTTATTAAATTATATCTTTCTATATTTAAATCTTCCGGTTTATCATTAAAATCATTTATTATTTCCTCTAAAACTAATACTAATTTTTCACCTGTTAACATTTTTTTATATATTATAGTATTTTCTTTATTTTGTTTTATCAAATCTTTATACCAAGCCCTATCATTAAAAGTTTTATGTTTAGTTAGTAATTTTTCAATTTCTTCATTTAATTTTTTATCATTTTCTCTAAATTCTTTTGTATTTATTATATCATAAATATTATTTGGTCTAAAATTTAGATATCTATTTCTTATTTTAGATTCAACTTTATCATATATTTTACCTAAACCTTTTAATTTTTTATTTTCTTCTTCTTCGCCTTTACCAATTAATTTTGCAAATACTGCCCCTAAATTAGTTATAGTATTAGATAAAATTTTAAAATTAGGGGGTAATTCTTTAGCTAGTTGAGTTAAATCTTGAAGAATAAATTTTTTAAGTGAAGGTGTTAATAAATCATTAGATTCTAATATATCAATAATAAATTTTTGACAATTGAGAGAGAAAGCGGAATATTTAAAGAAATTATTATTGCCTATTTTTTGACGAGTTTTTTCAAGTAATTCATTAATTATTAAATTATTAGATTTTAAATTAATATTTTCTGTTTCTGATAATTTAGATGCTGGAAATTTTTGTGATATAGTGACATCTTCTTCTTTCTCAATTGCAATATAAATATTTTTATTATTTTCTTTAATAACTGCTATAATTGCTAAATGATAAAATTTATCAAAACCGTATTTTTTTTTCAATTCATTCATTTTTCCTAAGCTTAAATAATTCATAAGGTCATTTAACATATTACCTAATGGAGTTCTTACTACAAATAATTTCTCAATTTTTATATTTCCATATTTTTTAAGAGTTCTTTTAGAAATATTATTATAATCATCTAATCGTGGAGTAAATAGGTTTTTTACTTTATTAACTCCTTTTTTAACAGTGTTAATTCCCCTTTTAAAAAAAGACCCAATAGAATCAAATATACCTGAACCTTCCAGAGTTTCTTTATTTTCATCTAAAGCTTTTAATATTTCTTTTTTAGATAATCCTTCAAGTCCTTCTATTTTGTGTTGTTTACAAAGATTTATTAATTCTTTTTTTGTAATATTTTTCATATATTATTAATTAGATATTTTTTTTATTATATTTAATTCTTCAATTGGAATATAAAAATAATTTTTTTCTTTTATTTTGCCTCCTGCTCTCCAATTTCTAATAAAAGATTTTAATTTGAAATTACTAAATTTGTCTTTTGAATACTCTATATAACCTATTTGATCAGTGAAATTAAATATAAATATTTGTTTTTTATTTTTTAATATTTTATCTGCAGGTAAAAGAGTAGTTGGATATTTTGAATAATTATTAGTTCGAGATTTTAACTCATATAAATATTTATCGCCTGAATAATCATATTTTGAATATCTTTCTTCTGATTTTTTAATATTATCTTTAAATTCTGCCTCCAAAAGTGGTAATATTAAGTCTTCTTGTTCTTTACCGAAATTATAATCATCTTTATAAGTTCTCATATAATATACTAAAGATATTTTATTTTTACTAAACGAATAATATTAATTAGAAAATGTAGGGTGTGTATAGATGAAGGGTTATTTTATGAGTTCTATATATATAAAAAAAGAAAAGAATTTATTAAGTTTTTTTTTAATTTGAATTAATATT